TGACCACTTTTGAGTTACATAATTATAAATTAATAATTTATCACAAATACCAGTTGTGTTAGCATTGTCTTTACTTGGATATAACCAAATCGCTAAAGTATTAAATGGATCAACAGCAGCAGTAATTCTATCTGAATATGCTTTGTTTAAATCACCATCAAAAAATCTATTTACTTTTTCAGCTCCTATCGGTAAAATTTGGTCGCCATTTATTTGAAAAAATCCATCTGATGCGTAAAAGAAAACTTGTCTATTGTCTTGGCAAACTGTTTGTCCATAAACAGCACCTCTATTAGGTGATAAAACTGAAAATCTAAATATTACATTTCCACCTACAAAGTCCATACGAATTATTTGGTCTTCTCTAAAAACATAACCAACCTCACCAGAGGTTATCGCAACTATTTGACCACCAGAGCCTGGTAAGTCTTGAGTATCTGATGAGCTAACACCAGCTTCCCAAGTTGCTATATCATTTAAACCTGACCAAGCTACTCTGTTTTTAGCACCAACTATATTACCAGTTACCAAAAAATCCCTAACAACACCTGATGTTTTAAAAGTTGGTGGAGTACCATTAGATGCTATACTTGATAAATTTTGAAAAACTGTTGAAGTACCCATTAAATAATATTGAGGTTCATCAACACCATTACTTGCAATTACATACTGACCAAATTGAGTAAAAGTAACATAATCATTATCAGTTCCTGTTAAAGGTAATCCTCCATAAAAATTAGTAGTCGTTAATCTTACAGTATCACTTGAAACATTTGTTAAATTTTCATTTCCAGTTGTTGCTCTTGTAACAGTTACAACTGCATCTGTTACTGTTGCTGTAAAATCAGCATGACCATTAATGGTATTTTTTAAATTTGTAGCAGTTGTATTATTGTTCGTTTGTACTTGAAATTGATTAGTAGATGGTGAGCCTGTAGCTGATGTAAATACAATTGTACTACCATCATTCTTTTTTAAAGTAATAGTTTTTCCAGCTCCAATATTTGCATAATCAGAAACTGTAATTGTGCATGATGCTTTAGCTGTTGCTAATTTAACATTTCTTGCACCAATCTCAGTAAAAGTTCCTGATGTTAATTTATAAATGGTGTCTTTAGTAGCAACAAAAGTAAATACTGTATTTGTATTATCTCTAAATGATCCAGCACCTTTAGCATTTTGTGTTACATTAGATGTACCACTATAAGCAACTAAACCTTTAACTGGTTTGTAACTTGATTGTGCATGATACACATTAGTTGCAACAGTTGAACCTGGATTTAAATGATCTGGTTGGTCTGGCAACCATTCGCCAAAAGGTAATTGCATATTTATTAATTATTTGAAGTTGAAAAATTATTAGAAAATGCTGATCTAACAGAATCTTCTGATCTTATTTGTAAAGGAGATCCACTAAATTGATCTTCTCTATCGTTTTGTTCTAGTCTCTCCATAGCAGTTGCATACATTTGTTGCCAAGTTTGCAATTGTTGTGGACTGTAACCACCTAAAAAATTAGCTGCATGAAACAATGATCCATATAAATATATAGATGGATGATCTGTTAAAATATAATTTGATGTACTTGATGATGATAAAGGATCAAACTTTTTATAATAATTTATTACACCTGAATAACTAGCATCTGGTTTTTTAGCAAATCTAAAAGTATCTCCTAAAATTGTATAAGCAGATGGCTTTCCACTAACAGAAGTACCAACCATTTGATCCATTTGAGTTGGAGTTACATATCTTAATGGAATTTTTGTAGATCCATTTAAAATATAAAAATCTCTAACTTGTAAAAAACCAGTTGGTAAATTTTCAGTTTCAGCATCTATAGTAATACTTGCTTGAGTAATCATTTTTCTAATTCTTAATTTAGAATTATAATCAGCTTCAGCTAAAACAATAAAATCTTCTGCTATCTCAGTTGTTAAATCTGATCTGTTTAACCAATTCGCTATTGATGCTTTTAATTCTGTATAAGTTGATAATGCCATTAAAATCTTCCTGGTGCTGTTCTAAAATATCTATAATCAGAACTATTTAATTTTTCTCTTAAAATTTTTTGTTGCACATCTTTTGGTAGTGCAAACCAATTACCTTTATTTTGATCTTTGTAATATTCTTTAGTCCAAACTTCTAAAATAATTGAGGGTATTGTGGCTACTCTTTTTAATCCTTTATCAGGACTGTAACCATCATTGTGTGTATATAACTTTTTATTGTGTTCTAAAATAGGTTGATGATTAACTGATCTTTTTTGAACCACACCTTTTTCTGATTCATAAAAGTTTTCTGTAACCAAACCATTTTTTTCTTCACTTATCTTAGCCATTATCTACCTTGACCTTTATATCTTGTAAGTTTCTTTTGTCTTTTTTCTGACTTATTTAAATTTTTTTTATGCTTACCTAACTTAGGTGGCTTATCTCTTGGAACAAAATGAACAAACTTTTGCTTAGCCATTAAGCACTAAGTTCAGTAACATAAAGCTCACCATCAGAACCACCAATTCTTAATACTGCTATTTGTTCACCTGGAGAAACTTTTATAATTTCTACTTCGTTAGCTGGTAATAAAGATGTGCTTGTTGTTGCTGTTGCTGATTTTGCTACATGAATATGACAAGCAATAGTGCTTACTAATCTTATATATTCTGTTCCAGCAGAAAATGCTGCTGATGCAGATGAAGAACTACCTGAAGTTAATTTCAGTACAGTTCCATGTCTTAATCCATAATTAAAACTCATAATTTATTTCCTTTATTTTTTGTATTTTACTTTTTTCTTTTTTTTCTTTGCGTATGCTTTTGCTTTTTTCATTCCACTTTTTGTATATGAAAATTTTTTCTTTCCGACCATTGGCATAATTTATTTCCTTTTATAGATTGGTATTTGTGGGGAAGTATCGCTAGACAAGATCCCCACAAAATCTGTAATTATCTTCTAATAACGTAAGTAATTTCCATTTTAGAAGCATTTGTTGAACCACCATTAGTAATAACTTCAAGAGCTGAACCCTCATTTACATCATTTAATGCTGATGGTTCTACTTCGTATTGCTTTCCAGCAGAACTTGTTGCTATATGACTAATTGCAGCTGTAGTACAAGCCACACCATCTATTTCAAAAGTAATAGCTGCTGTTCCTGTAGTAGTTGCTTTATTATGTGCAAAAATTTTAACAATTCTACCTTTATCTGGCACAACTACAAAAGTTGAAGATGCAGTTGATACATCAGGTATAGCAGATGTTAAAAAATAATCGTTTAGTGTTCTCATTGTATTTTCCTTTTTGATTGCTTCGTTCCGACTTTAAAAAATCTTCAAAGACCAAACAAAATTGTTAGTAAGTTATAGGGGGATTGCTCCCCCTATAATTATAATGATTATGCAGTTGTTAAATCAAATACACCACCACTTGCTTTTTCGTTTTTCGAAACAAGTGTGTATTCGCACAACATAGCTTTTTTCTCTGCATCACCAGATTTTGCTAAGTCAACCAGTTGGAAGTCTCTTAAGAAACCTACTCCCCACATATCAGGTTGTATAACATAAGCTGATCTGCTTCTTGAGAATCTGTTAGGTACAACAGTTAATGCTCCGAAATCACTTTCGTAGATGTCCACTGCTGCTACTAATCTTTTATTCTCTGCTGGATCAAATCTAGTTGATCCACCAGTAAAGCCAGATAGGATTTGTTTGTTAAATGAACCAAGCATAACCATACTTGGATCTCCACCCTCATCCCAACATTTTTTTACAACGTCTTTAAGTTGAGATTCAGTGAAAGCTCTTTGAGTTCCATCAGTTCTAGCTGCTCCGCCAGAAGTTGTAGGATCTGCACCAGAACCACCACCTTTAGAAGTGTTAGTTTTGATCCAACACTCAATACCACCTAATCTTCTAGGTGTAGTGTCGTTTCCTGTTACAGGAGCTTGGTTAGCTGTTAATGAAGTTTCCATATCTCTTTTTAACTCTTTAGAGTTTTTAGAGATTTGGTAAGCTAGTTCATTATTTCTACCAGCTAGATTTACTGCATCTTGAGTACCAGATACGATAACAGATTTTCTTGAAATTTGAGTTCTGTTATTTAATCTTACTGTAGCAGTAGGTGCTGTAAATGCAATTTCATCACCCTCTATTTGGTAGTTATCTGATGCTGCTGCTGCAAGAGCATCAGTTTGCCATTCATGAAGAACAGCAGTTGCTTTTTCTTTACCTATAGAACTCATAAATGGAGTATCAGTAGGAGAGATTGAATAGATAATATCTGATAAATCTTCCCTTTGACCTGCACTATCATAAGTCGAATAAGTATTCGTTACTTGTGCCATAGTTGTTTCCTTGTGTTAAGTTGTTATTTACTAATCATATCTAAAAAAACATTTTGAGCATCTTTGATGCTACCTGATTTTTTTAGACGACTTAACTTTTCTTTTCTGGCTTTTTGATTTATTTCAGTTTTGCCTTGCTTGACACCTGATGAAAGAACTTTGCCTGGTTTAGAAATCTTTTTTGCTAAATTCGGTTTTGAATTTTGCATACTTCTATATTTCATGGCATCATTCACCAACATAACAATTCTATGATCATACACTTGAGCAATTTCTTGGTCATTAAAACCATAATTGTTTAATGTACTTTTCATATTAACTTTTAAATTTGAAGCTTTTACAGGATCAGAAAATTCTGGCATTTTAGATACCAATTTTCTTTGTTGGTCTTGCAAAAATATTTCAAATTGTTGGTTTTGTTCTGCTTGAGCTTTTTGCATTGATTGACTTAAAGCATCTTGCTTTTTTTTCAATCGTCTTTCAACTCTTGCAGCTTCTGTTGGATCTTCGTCATACAGCTTATCTAAATCAGCAGAATTAATTTCTGCGTTTAGGTCTTGCTGTGCAATTGACAAACTTTGATTTAACTCATTTAGCTTTTGAGAATAGTCTTGTCTTTGCTTTTCAGATTCAGATTGAAATTGCTTTCTTTCATAAGAAAGTTCTTCAGTCTTTCGTCTGTAATCAGCATCTCTTGAATAGCCATTTCTCAACTCATCAAGGGTAACATCAAATTCTTGACCAGCAACTTTTACCTTGTAGGTGGAATCTTGTTTCTCTTGAGTATCAATTTGTTCTTCGTCTTGAGATACGTCTTGCTCCAAAACTTCTTCTTCTTCAGATTCAGTTTCTTCGCTTATTTCCTGTTCCTGTGGTTGATCTGCTTGAGATTCCACTTCTTGTGGTTCAGGAGAATTCTGTTTGTTTTGTTCTTGTGGTAAGTCTTGTTGACCTATCACTTCTTCTTCTTTTGGATTTAATGGATTTAATAAACCATTAATTGCTTTTTGTGCTTTTTGCACATCAGTTTCAGATCCTTGTAATGGATTGCCTTGATTATCTGACATTGTGTTTCCTTTTAAGTTAAGCTCCTCTTATGAGGTTGGCTTATCCTAACCTTAGTGATTAGAATTTTTTATCTTTGATACTTTTTCTATAATCTTCTAACTGCTTGGCAGCTAGTTTTCCTGTATCAATCATTTCTAATAAATTTTGTTCTACTTTATTGACTACATTGTAAGCCAACCAAAGTTTCTCTCTAGCATCAGTTTCTATTGCACCAGTATTAAATAAACTTTCTGAATATAAATTTCTTAATTTATCAAAACTATCTTTTAATAAAGGGTTTTCAAAAAGTTGTTTAGCTTTGTTCGCTTGGCTCAATTCCTGGTTCAGCTTGTCCTGTTCCCTGTTGTCCATCTAAATTACTTATTTGTTGATCTAGTTTGTCTGATGATTGTTGTGCTGCAAGAAAAGTTTTATTACGATTGGCAGTTACCAATTTTTCTATATCAGCATCTGCTTTAATTTTAGCAGTATCTAGTTGAGTATTATATTTAAGCTCCATTTCCTTAATCTTAGTTTCAAAACCTAATATAGCTTCTGCTGTTTCAGCTTTTAATTTTCTAGCTTCTAGTTCTAACTCTGCAACTTTACGTTTTTCTTCAGATGCTATTCTAGTGAACTCAATTTTTTCTATTGGAGTTGGTTCAGGTGGAGGACTTGGTTGAACTAACTCTTTACCTTGATCTGGATTAACAAAATAGTTTTCAACATTTTTAAGTCCAGCTTCTTCAATAATTTTAGCAAGTGAATTGTAAATATTTTTCAAAGTAACCATTGGATATTCTTTGTTACCTTGTAATTGAAAAGCTTGTAATTGTTTTTGTAAAATATTATTCAACATTACAATTTGTTGATCTTTAGAACCAGCTCCAAGTCCAACTGTTATTGAAATATTATATTTATTTTTCCATTCTGTAGGACTGACTGGTACAAATCTATTATTAAGTTCTACAATTCTTTCTTTATCTTGATACTTAACAGTAAGCTCAAATATTCTTTTAAATAAATCTTTAATACCAGTTTCGGCAAACACTCTAGCAATAAGTTCCATTCGCATTTGCGATTGGTTCATAATTGTATTCACACCAGTTGCAGTTTTATTTAAACTATCTGCATCAAGTCCTTGTGAATATCTTGTAACACCAGTTCTTGTTTCTCTAACTGTATCTAAGTATTCTAATAATGGAAATGCTTGTTGAGAAATTGTTTGGTTTTGCATTGGCAGCATAACCTGGCTTGGTGGTTGTTTAGTTCTAACTACTCCACCTGGTCTTGATGTCAATAGGTCATCCAAGTTGACCATACCATCCATGATAGCCACTCTGTTGTTATTAGTTAAATACATATTATCTAATAACTGACGCATAACAGTTGATTTAACTAACTGCACATCTTCTACTAATTCTGAAACTGATCTACCATAAAATCTATGTGGCATTGGAATTGGAGTAAGAGAACAAAAAGGAATAAAATCACAAGGCATATTCTCTAAAATTGTATAACCACCACTTCCAGCTACAGTTACTTTTCTAAGTTCTGCAATACCATCACCATCCATATCTACTTTAACAAAGCACTCATAAATTTCTATGTCTTGGGTACTTTCATCTGGAGCATCATTAAATGGACTTTCATCAATATCTGCATATCTAGTAAGTCTTTCATCATTTAATAAAACAGTATTTGATGTAGGTAAATCTTCAACAATGTCTTTATCAAAACCCATTTCAATAAGTTCTGATCTTGTCTTTAATACTTTATGTGCAACAAAATTTGCATCTTCAATAGACTTTGCAGTTCTTTGAATTAAAAATTCTTCAGGTGGGATATTTTCTATTTTAACCTTGCCTGACTTTGATGTTCTTTTAATAACGCAATTATATAGTTTAGGAGTTGGTATATCCTCCATTACTTGACCTTGTGCTTCGGCTAATGCTTTTATTTGATCTAATTGTTCTTTTGCTTTTTCGTCAACAAAACTTTCTTCTTCAACAACCTCAACATCATCATTATCAACTAATATTTGATATTCTTGTTCGTTTAAATTTTCGTAAGTTTCTTGCTCAACCTTTTCACTTTCATCCCAATAAACTTTTACAATTCCATTCTTTTCAATTAACGCATCCTTAAACCAGGTATATAAAATTGAAAAACCATTATTATCTTTATTGAAGATATAATTAATATAATTAGTTGCTTGTTCGGCAAGTGCAATATCTTCTGCTTTTACTGGTTCGCATTTTACAGTTTGTTCAGATGCTGTAAAAATTTTAAGTAAGTTTGGAAGTATTGTTTCAACAGTGTCTGCAACATCAGTTGATACAACTTGTGATCTTCCATCAATCTCAGTACCTAATGGTTCTCCCATGTAGTATTCTAAAGATTTTTTTCTTGATGAGGATAGGTTGCCACCCATATAACCTAAAGCATTATTTATCTCTTGATTAATTATTCCTCTTAATTCTGATTCTGTTACTTTTGCCATATTAAACTATATAATTTGTTTCAACTGGTATTTGTTCATCCCAATTACTAACTTCTACACCCTCACCTACTACACCTGTTCTAAAGGCATCAGCACAATGAGAAGCATAGTTGTGCATTGGTTTATTTCTAAAACATTGGTTCTTATCATCCCATCTTTTTTGATAGGCTTTTAAATTCTCTAATCCTTTTTGACATTTATTTTTGTCAAACCAACAATTAGGAAGTGCTTTTCTTACAGCTTCAATTCCATCTTCAATAGATAGTTTTGGTGCTACTTCAAACGCAATACCTAATTCTAAAGCACTCTCCAATCTTGATTTACCAAAGTTACCTATTTCTCTAACTTTAATATCATGGGGAGCTATATGCTTTGAATACTCATATTCTTTTCT